GGTAGCCTGCCCGCTACCACGGGGAACGAAGGCAAGAGCCTTGTCGTGGTGGGTGGCAACTGGGTTCCGACCCTGCTTACCAAGTCCAATATCAGCGACTTTGACAGCGCATACACCTTCGCGACCAAGCAAACCTTTTCCGGCTCAACGTCGGTCCTGGCGGCGCTGTTCTCAAACTCCGCTGAGAAGGTGACGGTCTCGGCCACGGCGGCTACGGGGACGATTAACTACGATATCTCCACCCAAAGCGTGCTCTACTA